CCTTACCAGTATTCTTATCTACCCTAGCTAATTTCATTCTATAGTTTGTCTCTTTACTTTGTATATACTTTGTAATTACCTGACTATCGGTTGAGTTTGTTTTTATATTCTGAGGCTCGTATCTAACGTGTGCCAAAGCATTTATATAAGCAAAAGTTATAGCAAATATAGCATCATCATAATCATACCTAGTATCTGCCGCTTGATATCTTGTTTGCCTATGTGAATTTTGAGATTTCAAATCTTTTTCTACAAAAGTTTTCAATTGTTCCCATAACCAAGGCACATCAATATTTTCACTGTAGGCATCTAGCATTTCTTCTGTCTTTGCTATTATCCTAGGGGCAGTATTTGCCTTATTAGATATACCAAACCATTTTCCGCCATGTGTTTGGAAGTATTCTGGCAATTGTGTGTTAGGAGTGAACTTAGTTTTGAACCCATGTATCTCCTGAAAGTCAACGTGCATATCTCCAATGTTGTTTTCTACTAATTCCTTAATTCCACCACGCATTTGTTGGTCGTAATAAAGACTTTGCAGTAAAACCTGAAGATATGTAAGTTTAAATTTTCTGTCTCTATGGAATACTACGGATGATACGGAATTAGTTAATGAATCCCATATCGCACTACACATCATAGAGTGTCCAGTCTCTGAATTTATTGGATCTGTCCCTTGATACCACCTACTTTTCCATACTTCATTCTTTGGTGGATGATGAATTATCAATGCAGATGTCATTACATCCTCTCTTGATGAGGTTGGTATCCATTTTGCGTTAATGATTCTGTGTGACGTTAGTAAGTCGGGTGTTGGTTGACTATAATCAAGTACTGGCTCAAAATAACCATACTCAATAGGTACATCTTTGCCATATATATCATTTAATCTCTTATTGCAAGTGTGTATAGGCACTAAAGTCCTTGATTTACGCACAAACATATCATCTATTGTTATTGGGTAGTGCTGATGGAACTGAACTTTTGCAGATTCACCCTTTTTAGTACCTTCTAATGCTAAATATGCCTTTCTTTCGTTTAAAATATGCTTATCATCAACACCTCTACGTGCATAGGCATTAAAAAATAGCGGTATAATACCATATTCATAATTCTTTTCATTCCATTGACTTAAACACATTTTAAACTCAGACTCAAATACAGATCCTCCCTTATCCATTTCTCCACCAGTACCCCAGGCGATAAACTGCTGTTGCATTTCCATCTTTCCCGTTTCTGGATTGTATTTAAATAAAGCTGGTCTACCTTCACGCATCATCTCGCCAAAGATGTCAAATAGCCCAATCTCATCCACAAACACAGCTGATGGAGATCCACCGTTTATAGAATCGACTTGGGGGCTATCGACTTGAAATCTTGATGCCCCACCATCGTCACGACCTTTTTTATCTCCCTTTTTATCAAAAGACATTACTTGGTCAGTCCAGTTCTTTACTTCTTGAGCGATAAAGTCTGGTATTTTAGTATATGTCCACTTTACCTTATCTCGGAATATCTCTATACCTTTATCTTTTGAGTGGGTAACGAACTTTATAAAGTAAGACTTGTTTAAATTTACTCTCTTCATCCCTGCAAGACACATCGTAGTGGTAAAACCAATTTGACGAGCCTTACCAATCATCATAGAGTAGTTGCAATCAAATAGAAATAAAAGAACTTTCTGTGCATCCCACGCTTTATACGCAAGCATACCATTAGCAGACCTATCCTCTTTTATATATCCGTACTTGTTACAAAAGTATAAGGTATTATCCTTACATCTTTGTATCTCTACTGATAGCCAATCGTATTGATCTTCTTCATTGTCAAAGTCGGTAATGACACTATTGTCTTCACCCCACATTTCTGCTTGTTTGCAATATAGGTCAAAGGGCTTATACTTCAGTTTATTCTGCCATCCGCTATTTATACTGTTTACCCAGCCGACAAACTCTTTTGGATATTCAAATTGCTTATGTGAAGGCTTCCATTCACTTGTTAGTATGCCCAATGAACTAATATCGTCTTGATTTTCATCAGATTCCATTAGTTGTTTTTTAATTTAATACTTACTCATTATAGATTTAAGCATTTTACTTTTTGTCTTTTTACCTTCTCCTTTTTTGGAGCTTTCAACATTCATTGACTGGCCTTTAGATGGCTTCATTGAATATTCGTCTTTGCACTTTTTCATAACTATTTCTTTTTCTTTTTCATAGCCTTAGCCTTCGCCATTGCTGCAGCCATTTTAATCTTAACCATAAAAGGAAGCTTATTCTCTTTACTGAATAATTTACTAGATCCTTTCTCTTCGGATTTTTCTTTTCCTTTACTTTCTGTGATATTCTTTTTCATCATAATATTTTTTTATCAAAGATAGATATAAATTAAATGTACATTTTAACGCACCTTACCATCTACGATACGTAGGTTTCTAAATTCATAGTCACCAGTCTTATCTGTTTCTATAGTCGCAAATCCGTGATTCCATTTATTAAATGGCGCATACTCAGGACTTAACCCACATAAAGCACCAATCGAATATGTAGTTACAACTTCCCCATTCAAATCTTTTTCCGAATGCTCAGATGTCTGATGATGATGCCCTACCGCACAAGAAGTCTTGGCTCTAGTGTATAATCCTCTAGCAGCATTTACTGGCGAGAATACAGAATGTCCAAACTCATGCCCGTGCAGTAAGCTGAAGTTTCCGATTTTAGTTAATTGCTTTCCCTTAACTTCTTGAACTCCAAGCTCTCCGAATCGTAATATGTTCTTTAACTCAAAATCTGAAATACCCAATAACTCAGGAGCTACAAGTCGCATATAATTTTCCCATCTTTCCTCGTGATTACCGAGCTTAAAATACACTGGACAATCAAACGCACCTCTTAGCTCTTTTAAGAACTCTCGTGTCATCTCTAGCTCTCCTGAGAGGTCTCTTAATCTTCTATCTTTTATAAATCTACTCGCTTGATACATATCAATAGTATCTCCATTAAGATAAACGAAGTTTGGTTTAAACTGAAGACCATAGTTCATTGCTGTTTCTAGTGCCCTATTGTCTTGATATGGAATATGAATATCATTCATTATTAGTCCACGGTTATTACCAGTTGGAATTACAAATTCCTCTATTGGTGAATAGTCTGATTCAGGTAAAATAAATTTTGACATAGCTAACTTTTTTTCTTCTTGGGTTCTTACTGTTGCTGTTAATAATTTTGGTTTATATGAAAGTTCTCCTCTTCTGGATCTTACTAGCCCTCTAGCTTGTTCAAAGCTTGCAAAGTCTAATGGATACCTTTCCACAGCCATTCTTGAAAGCGCATGAGTAGACGCATGAGGGAATTCATCTATTAGATTAATTATTATGTCTACCTTGTAATTTAATTCTCTTTCTGCCATATTAATATTCTTCGTGTATATACTCTTCTTCTAGTTCTTCATTATACTTTGGTCTTCTATTGTATTCTTTTATCGTGTAGAATATCTTCTTCATAGATCCTTTATAGAAGTACATAGGGTTAACGATATACAATCTCCTACCTTTCTCTATGGTGAACCTTACTATATCCATCTGGCACAATTGTTTTATCGCACCTATCAGGTATGTCATGTTTATCCCCGTGGCATTTCTAATATCACGAAGCCCATAATTTCTCAATGTATTTCCATAGTTCATTTCTTTACAAAAGAATCTAAGTAGCTTATGTGAAGAGGGCTTTAGGCTATCCTGCATGTCAATAGTTTCCACGAAGCTTATCATGTAGCGCATCTTTTTACGCTTAAGCATTTGATTGACTATCTCATCGGCAGTTTCATCGTATGCCTCCGTAAGCTTTACCATAGCTCCATTGATATCCTTGTAGTATAAGTCAAGGTTCTTTTGTCTATGGGCAATTATTCTATCAGCCTCTAATAATATTAAATCAAAGACTATACTATTTTCATTCTCTACCATACTTCATAAGTTCTTTCTATTTCAACTTCGATATTAAGTAAATCCAGCACAAGAAGTATATCGCATATACTATTGCTAACCTGAACCCCCTCTTCGCTTCCATCAACGTATAGTATAGTTCCATACTCAAGAAGGCAAGAATCGCCACTATGAGAATACTCAAGGATCTCAATTTTTACTCTTTTCATTTCTATCGGAGATAATAGAATCCACATTGAGCTTCATCTTCTTCAAGTGCGCAATCTTCTCACGATGATTATTCTGCTCATAAAAGATAATGCCACTTAAGGCTCTGCCGAACTCAACAATGTTCATATTGGTCTTCATCTTGTTGCAAGCACCACACGATGGGACTTTGTTTGAATTACTTAACTTACCGCCACGACTCTTAGGATATAGATGGTCTACAGTTCTTGAGTAGTCATCCAGCGTGGTCTTACAATAGGCGCAAACATTTAGGTTCACCCCGTTCTTACTTATTATCTGCATATTTCAATTTTATTATTCACCACAAATATATAACAAAAAACCTAAACGCTATTTAAAGTGTTACCACCTGTACAGGAACAGTCTGTTACCACTAATATGAACCTTAACTATCTAGTAATCAACTACATAAAGAAAGAATCCTTTATTAGTTTATCTCTACAAGCTTTAATATGGAAAAACTAAATCAAAAGTAGTCTATATATAAATCAATGTAAACGTAGTTTATCTTGGTTATATTATGACGTATGACAATGCTAATCAAAGTGAATAAATTGTATGTGTAATCAAGTACCCGTAATTAGTACTACTATCCCCTACCCCATTATAAATCCCTAGCTATACACAATTTAAATATTCTTTGGAATCCCATGGTT